GAAAAAGCGGCCCGGATGCTGGCAGAATATCTGCCGCTGGCCGACGAAGTCTACCAGTCCGTGGCAAGCGGACATTTTCCCAATTTTGTCCGCGCACGGCGGACAGCACATTGCACAACAAAAGCGGTGTCCGTGTGAGAAAGACACCGCTTTTGCAAACTATTTCATTGCATTTGTTCACTTTTTAATATTTATTACAACACATATGCCCGAAATTTTTATGCATTTTACCAACTTGACAAAAACGCTTTACCCGACTAAAGTGTTAGTCCCGTCTAATTGTCTATACAATTTCACAATTATTCACGTTTTCCTCCCGATTCGCACACAATTCTTCCGTTTTATTAACTCATTTCACCCGAAAAGCGGGCAAAACCGCCCGTTTGTCCGCGGGACGCGGACACTTCCGAAACGGGGATTCACTTTAGTCTGCTAAAGTGTCCGCGGGTGACGGACACGGCGCGTCCGTTCCGTCCGCGCCTGCCCTTTCGGTGTCGTCCGCTCCGCGGACTGCCAGTTGGTTATCTGTGTAACGTTAGTGATCGCCGTGTCCGCGGACTGCCAGTTGGTTATCTGTGTAACGTTAGTGATCGCCGTGTCCGCGGACTGACAGTTGGTTATCTGTGTAACTTTAGTGCTCGTGCAGTAACGCTCGGTTGTCTGCCAGTGACCGCCGGAGGTTGTGACCCTCCGGGTGACGGACACGGCGCGGCGTGTTTATGTGTGTAAATTGAATAGTTTATGATAGAAAGGCTTTATACGTATCCACAAGCACGGATTTTTTGTGCAAGCATTTTACCTAAAGCGGTGTATCCATTTGCGTTAAGATGAACTGAATCTGAACGTAACGATGACGGTACTTCTCCGTTGTTCATTTCATTCACATCTGAGGTTGTTGGCGTGAGATTCATTATAGCCATACCGTACTTGCTAAGCATATTTCTTGTGTTAAAATAATGCACGCCGTACTTACTAAGCATCTGTGATTCTTCGTCTGATCTACTAGTGGCGCTTCCAGAACTAAGACCCATTACTATATATTTGTCGTTAATTTTACTAACCATTGAGTCAATGATACTTAATCTCTCTGCTAGATATGGTCCGTTTTGTCCAACAAAAATAACAGTAATTTTAGCAGTAATATCGCACCCGGAGAATTTAACTGGTGTTTCTGCAAGTAACGGCTCATTATAGCCTGTAATCGTGTATTTAGCATTCGGGTCAGTTGCGCTTGTTTGTGATATTGACAAGGTACATTTCACGCCGTTAATGTATATCGGATTAACCGAATTACTTCCAGACCCTTGTCTTAATGGGTTGCATTGAGTTCCGTAAATATCTGTTAATTCTGATAAAGAATATTCACTTACGTTGCCTGGTTTAAGAATAAGTGAATCACCACCCTGTCTACAAGCGATGGTATTAGCATTTTCTCCGCCAACACCGCAATTTTTAAAAGAAGTAATTCCTAATTCAGAAGCACAAACGCTAGGATAACTTGTCCCAGAACCTCCGGCTCCTGCTGTTAAGCTATCTCCCCAAAAGCAAAGGTCAGTTGTATAATCATCGACATTAATAGTATTCCACAAGTCGTACAGTGTACTATCAGTGAATAGCATGAATTTAATATTAACAGTGTTTGGTACATGTGAAATGTTATCAATTCTTACTATAGCTGAGTTAATAACATCAGAAGTTGAGCCACCTTTTCTAAGTGTCATTTTGTTCAATGATATTTTGCCTGGTTTAAAATCAATGTAACCGCCATAGCACACATTAATATCAGTCCAATCGTTGTGAGACGATAGCCAGAGTGAAAGAGAGTAACCGCCAATAATTCCAGATTCTCTTGCATCAACTAGATAATAAACGTCTAGTGTGTCAGTTTTTGGGTTTACTATTGGGACAGTAAAACTAGACTCAACGCCAACTAAATAAATTGATGTGCCGGTTGTTCCCTTATTATAGTCATCAAAAGAAATATATGAAGTTCCATTTACATCAGTTCTACTACTGATTGAGGAACCCTTATAGTATGCAGACTCACTAAACTGCTTACTATATGAAAGTCCATCTTTTAACAGTCTTTTACCAACCACTTTAGCGTCTGCCGCCGCACCGTTAATTGTAAGTGTATTGTCTACTACAGAAATAGTATTCCACAAGTCGTACAGTGTACTATCAGTGAATAGCATGAATTTAATATTAACAGTGTTTGGTACATGTGAAATGTTATCAATTCTTACTATAGCTGAGTTAATAACATCAGAAGTTGAGCCACCTTTTCTAAGTGTCATTTTGTTCAATGATATTTTGCCTGGTTTAAAATCAATGTAACCGCCATAGCACACATTAATATCAGTCCAATCGTTGTGAGACGATAGCCAGAGTGAAAGAGAGTAACCGCCAATAATTCCAGATTCTCTTGCATCAACTAGATAATAAACGTCTAGTGTGTCAGTTTTTGGATTTACTATTGGAACAGTAAAACTAGACGCAACACCGATTAAATGAGTATTTGTGCCTGCTTCTGCCTTATTATAGTTATCAAAAGAAATATATGAAGTTCCATTTGCATCAATTGAACTACTAATTCCAGTACCCTTATAGTACGAAGATTTACTAAACTGTTTACTATAAGCAATGCCATCTTTCAATAATCTTTCGCCAACTACTTTAGAATCCGCGGCGGCATTTTCTACCGTCAACGATTTATCAATCGGCGGATTGGATGGATTCGTGATATTAGATGTTAACCATGTTGATACTTCATTGCTTACAGTAGGTTTTAATAAATTCAGAAGTTCGCCTCTGTCTTTCATTTCTTCTATTTTCTTGTTGACTTCTGTCTGAAGATCAAGATTGGTAAAATACTGATTGACAAAATCATATAACGCCTTATAACTTTTCACAAGTTCGTCCTGCGCGTCAAACATTTCTTTGACCGTTTTAAACAGAACAACAAATTTGTTTTCCAGACTCAACGTCCCGTTGAAATCATACGGAATCCCCCGCACACTTGCTACAACTTCACATGCTTGCGTAATCATCTTACCGAAATCCGGCAACGTAGGAAAATCTGGAATCGTTGGTTTCGCTGCCATTATTATCCCTCCTTAATAAAATTGATAGAACAATTCTCTGCAATCATCGCAGATACGTTTGTTAAGGTTAAGGATAGTATCTCGGAATCTCTGAATTTCTATAGAGTAACTACCGTCAAAACCCTCATCTTCAATCGTATCATTATTATCTGCATGATACGTGTCATTGCTATTGGTTTTTGCTGTATTCTCTCCGTTGCTTACCGCACTATTATGGATGGTATTATGTCCCCGATCCATCGTAGACGCATAATTCGTTCCGGCGAAATTAATCTGCGGATTGTCAGAGTGAATATTTTGTGTGTCGTTATTTGTATCGGCTGACGTTGTGTTTTTTGCTGTGCTATCTCCGGAGATTACTCCCGTTCGTGTATCGTCTTTTGTACTCGTTACTTTTCGTGTACTCTTATGAGTGATAAGCGGGTCGTACTCAAAAGTAATACTCCTGTATAACTGCTCGTAATATGGCATGTTAACCGTAAGGATTTTTTTCAGATGATACTGAAATTCACCAATCGTTTCTAACCCGATCTGCTCGCGGAAATACTGTAAACAGAACGTTTTTTCGAACGCAAGTTTTGTGTCTTCATACTCTGTTTCAGTTGCTCCGACATAAAACGGAAATTCAAAATTGAATACGAGTTCAACTGCCTTTTCAATCATTCCATCAATGTTCTGTTTTTCAAGTGGATGAATCACGTTGTCTGCAATAACTAACTGTTCGATCGTATTTGTTAGTGTTTTCGTTTCGTAGTTATAGTCAAGAAACATTATTCCACCTCACTTTCTGATGTGTCCTTTTCCTGGTTTTCTGGTGTGTCGGTTTCATCATTTGTAGTGTCGAAAACATCCGGCTGGTTAATCGGCGTTACCATCTTAGAATTAAAACGTACATGGATGTTCAGACCATACATATCGTTAATAGCGTCAAGTCCTCTCTGAATGGTTGCCAGATTTCCGTTTCTTGTCAACTCGATTTCGCCATCGTTGTAACTTGTTTCCGCGGAAACCAGCCGTTCCGGTTTTTCTACGCCGCTTGCTTCGATACCGAGATCAGCTAGACATTCTGCTACTTCTCTCTGCGCGGTGGTGTCAAGTTCGTTAAAAATTGGCTGTACTTTCAGATCAATCGTATCAATCTGAATCTGTTTTCGCAGATCGTTTTTGGCTTTGATAAACGGAATGTTTTTTACCCATTTTTGAATAAAATTGTCAATGGATAACTTCTGCGTGCTATCCCCGCTGATTACTACAGGTGTCCTCTGTTGAATAACGTTAACCCGTGTTGACGCTTTTTTCTCCGCCAAACTTTGCGCATGAAGAATAATACTAAGAATTTCCGGCACGGCAAAAGGTCTTGCGAAAATCAACGCGCTTTCTTCTTTATCCGTCTGTTCATAATACTGTCCGTTCATGGCATAAGCAATCCAATCGGTAGGGATGCCGTAAATATCCGGTTCCCCAACCAGATTCACACCAAAAACGCCGAATAGTCCGGTGATTGGTTCTTTTTTGAACAGACACATTCCCTGCCATAACAGATAGGAGTTGAGCATCCGCGGCGGAATCTCATCCGGTAAACCGTCATACTCATAACGTGATAATGCTAAATTTACAAACTTGTCAAAAAAGTGCCGGAAATATAGTTTTTCTTCCGGTGATGTATTCGGATTATTTTCCCACTGTCCCCATACTTCTTTGTTACTCACCCGATACGGGTTATTGTACATGATATCACCTCCTTAATCATTGGAAAGACCATAGTTTCCAACATCATCCGTATGCCAGAACGTCACGCCGCGGTTAAACATTGTTTGCAAAAAGTTGATATCATCGGTAACACACGAACCATGCAAGCTGCAATTAACCGTTTTGACAAAATTCCAATTTGAACGCCCCGTAATATTGGGTACTTTAATTTTGTGCGTTGCATATCCGTACATTGTGAAAAAATCGTCGATTGTTTTTGCCATCTGAGCGGTTACACTCATCACATGACAGTAAACTTGACTGCCGAACAATGCGGTGGCAATATAACTTCCAGATGAATTGCCTTTTGCTGTCGGTGGAATCAAATCATGACTTTCTTTTTGTGCGTTAATGTTTTCGTTCAGTAGATATGTTCCGGTTGCCGCGGTATAAATGCTTTCAACGCCAGCGGCTAAATTTCCGCTTAATGCTCCGACTAATCCTCCTGCTAAATTTCCAATCTGCGATATTGCATTCTGCTTTTTAGAGTAGTCCCATAACGGACTAGACTGCGCTAGAAAAGCCTGATAGCCGTCATTTGTCCATGCACACTGTGGGAAATTATTGATGATAAAACCGTATGGGGATTTTGACCCACCAGTACGTTTATATTCACGCGGAGCCACAAAGATTGCCGGAATATTAAACATAACGCCATACACCTGCATGGTTAATGCGCCATTTTTACCGTATTCGAAATTAAAAGTATGCTGTATTCCCGAACCATCGTTGACCAGACAATAACAATAGGGATACTGATATAGTTTATTGTTTTTCGGTATATAGCCGTCAAGTGCATCTGGCTGAACGGTTACTTGTGTATAAGCAGATGCATCTGTCTGGAAACACGCTTCTGGTGCTTGATATACATTAACAATCGCATCTCCGTTTCCGCTTTTGACGTAATTCTGGATAATTGTGATTAAGTCCGTATATTTTGTTTTCCGAGTAAATGTCAAACCAGATAAAATTCCCTGATTGACAATGGGTATAATATTTGTTCCGTTTTCGTCTGCACTCGCGCTCAAACAATACTGCATCGGTCCGAGATTCAAAAGTTTCTGTTCGTTCGGATTGTCCACGTATTCCCCCGTTTCCAGATTTTCTGGCACTAAATTAATTCCGGCATAATCAGCTTTTTTGTCAATATGTTCCCGTTCCACATAGCACGGCTGTAATACCACATCGTAAAAACTGTTCTGGAAACGATCGGGTTCGAAATAAATCTTAAAACTTCCGTCACTCAACCATTCTACGCGCGTCACAAAACCGAAATACCATTCTTCCGTATAGGGTTTGTTCTGAAAAGCAATATAATTGCATTTCAGAAATTCACTCTCATTCCCTTTTCCTTTATAAGTCAGTTCTCCCCATCTCACGGGCGCGGACTGCTTAAAAGTATGGATTGCTTTTTCTCTTACGTGCGCCAGACAACCTGCTTTTCCGTTTTCGTAGTATCTTACGTGTTCATAATCGTTTCCCCACTCAATACCACTAGCCAAAATAACCGTGGTCTGCGGGGAAACAGCCGCCACATCGGATTGCGGCGGCATTGGAATAAATGATTCCATGTTTCCCACCTCTCTTAATCGGAAGTAAAGTAAATGGTTGCTGTTTTGGACGAATCGTAACGACTGGTAATCACAACTTTTACGCTCGTTGTTTTATTTGCTTTCGTTTTCAGATTATTTTCGTCTTTTGCGATTCGAAGAATCGTAGTTCCCGGGATTACAAACGTATCGGCAGAAGAGTTACCCTCTACTTTTACGTCAATCGCTTTATCAGCTACCCCTTTAGAAGTAACTGAAAAACTTTTACCGAAGTCGACATCTGTTCCAGCTTTCACCAGTCCCACGTCACTTGCGGTAATGGAAGAAACATCAACCGTCTCGGTCGTAAACACGATGATCGGATAAAACAGGGAATAAGAGAACATCTCTTTTACTGTATACGTACTGTTCCAACGCAGTCCGCGATTAACGTTATCCTGTACCATCATGCGGTACTGTTCTCGGATTTTGAAGAACCGTTTGTCAACCAGTACAGCCACGATACTCTCAGCATCGTTAAAGTTATCAATTAAAACCTGCTGTGCTTTCGGAATCATCCGGTCGAGATTGTACGCGCTTGCATAACTGTCAACGTTCATCGCGGCTTTGGTATCTGGGTCGACAAACAGAAGAATGGTATCTTCTTTTGCCGCCGATGTCGCGCCAGCGAAATTATACAGCGGGTTCGGGAACTGAATCTTGTCAATATAGGACTGAATTTGTTTCGCCAGTGCGTTCGCGGATGCTTGATCTGTAACAGCATCCACATGAACCGGATAAATCTGTCCAGCGCGCTTTGCGGATGCGATCAACTCTTTCGCTGTCGTAAACTCATCCCAGTTACAAGCGGAAACGACACTCTCCACTTTTGCCTGCACTAGACTTCTGAGTCCGTAATCATCGAGAAACGCGCCGCGCATATCTTCAAACCAGATCGTTACCGGATAATCGTTATTAAAATTGATTACATGATACAGTGCCATAATGTAGCTGTCATAAATGGCGGTCGCATCTTCGATGCTGATATTGGCATCGTGTGCATATCCCTGCGCAAAGTTTACATAAACTTCCTGTTCACCGTTTCCATACGGCATAGCGTTACTGTTCAGTACACGCAGAGGATTGCGGAACGCTTCGGTACTGATGGACTGGCTGGCGATCAGATTCACCAGTGCCGGAACGAGTTCGTTTCTTGCCATCGGATTATACGGGTCAGTTAACGTTTTTGCAATATCCGCAATATTATCACGCGTTGCCACAGGAACTCTGTCACGGTAATCAACACTCATCGTCTGCCGAACGGCGTTCAGCATGTTAATATTTGTCATATCAAGTTTTGTCATTGTTACTCTCCTTTTCCGCTCATGATGAGCTGAGACATATCAAGATCATTGATACTTGTTGCGGTGTCTTCTGCTTCCGGCACTTTTCCGCCAAACTCGGTTACTTTGGTGATACTTCCGCCGTGGGACAGATCAGACCAACGGCTTTTGATTTCTGCTACCGCGGCATCATACTTTCCTTTCAGTTCGTCCCGTTCTGCGACCAGCGCGTCACGTTCTGACATCAGAGTTCCGATGTCGGTATCTTCGGTTTTGATTTTTTCGCTGATGGCGGCGATCGCGTCGCCATGCGTTTCGATGTTTCCAATGTCGGCAACAATTTCTGTCCAATACTCTTCTAGTGTCATTTTAAAACCTCCTTTTTAAATTGGGATATGACCAGATAGGCATTTTATGCCGTTTCGGTTTCATAGGATGCGGCGGCTCGGGTGGTTCTGGTTGTTCACCTTTTGCCAGATACCGATATACCATAATAGCGTTATTCAATCGTTCGGAATCGGATAGATAGCGATTTCCCACAATCCATCCGGTAATTGCAGAATCTTTTGCGTGTTCGGAAATATAATTGAAGCACTCATGCGCTTTTTCCTGCCGGAAAGCAAGCGTTCCATCGTCACTGATTCCCTCCCAGCCTTTCATATAGGCGGCGGTCAGTGCGTCCAGATCTGTGCTGTCACTATGTAAAAACGCCTGCAGATTTCCGTAAGCACTGGCGGCTCCTACGGAATACCACACATTTTCATAGATTAAATATTCCAACTGTGCGTTTCCATCGTCCCGGCTGTACCCGTTCGCGTCTAGCCAGTTAAATAATTTTGTACGGCGATCGGTGACGGCGTTATCCGTCCATTGCCCCAAACCATAACCGGGCGAACCGACAATCGTGCCTTGCCATAAGCCTGGGTTGATGGTTGATTCCTGCCAGAAGTTGCCGCAGATGGCGGCAATCACATACTGGCTGATTCCGCTTTGTACCTCAACTGGGTATCGGTACAGATACGTCCAGGCACTATAGGGCGACACAAACGTATTGATGGACACCTGTCTGTCCAGTGGGTAGCTATCTGTGTGCGCTCCCATCGTATACCCGCCGCCGTCTGCCGGGTCATATACCATTTCGGTATGCCCGGAACGCCACAAAATATCGCCTTTTTTCCAAGGCTGGTTTGCGGTTCCTTTTTGGAATCCCGCACCGATCAGATACCCGTCCATGCTCCGAGTGGTAAACCACGGGTTACTTTCCAAAAAACCGCCAACGGTGCAACAATAACTCATAAGGGACGAACAATCATAGTACGTAATCCCTCCTACGGTCTGCCCCTCACGATACGTTTGGGAATAACCCACGTTTGGAGCATTACAAATTTGTATGCAAGTGTTATAGGCAAGCGTCAGATCAGCCACGTGTCAGACCCTCTTCTGCTACGTATCCGGTATAGACAATTCCATTAACGATAGCTTTCACAAGATACCATTCTCCGGTATAATATCCGTAGTTTCTAACACCGGTTCCGGCTGGCAACGTCAAAATGACCGTTTTGTCCATCCCAGCGCCTACGCGCAGATTATAACGATCGTTGGTATGATAGGCTCCGGCGATTTTCCGGTCAAAACTACGTGCGGACTCGGTCTTGATACAATTCTCAATAGGTTTCTGCGGCTTTTCGTTTTTTACAGCATACCGATAATGGACGGTATTCTCATACGGGAGATCATAATAAGACCGAACGCAGATTTCTTTTCCGGTCTGATCTCCTGTCTGACCATCAATCCCGCCGTTTTCGGACTGGCTGGCGTGAACGATGCGGTTCGCGTCAACCGACATCGTTACATGATGCCCGGCTGCAAGGTGGATATCACCGCGTTTCCACGGTTTGCCGCATTTTACGAAACCAGCGTTTACCAACTGTTCGCCTAGATTTCTTGTGGTACTGTACTGACTGACTGGAAACCCAGCTTTTGCAAGTGCCGTTCCGACAAATGATGAACAATCATAATCAGGTCCATTCCGGTGTACCTGTGAGTAACCGTGGCGATCATCGGCGGCGATCTGTTCCTCCCATGCAACTGCGTTTTCGATTTTACTCATTCTTTCCACCTCCTAAGTGCTGGCAAAGCGAATTAATCGCGGTTGTATTCGCTTCTACACTTTTCCGTAATTCTTCCATTTCTTCCTTGTGTGCGTCTTTTTCTTTCACCAGATACCAAAAAAGCGCGCCGCAACAAACGATTGGAAAACCGAGACTGCCAATTAACTGTGTTACCATCGTTACATCCATTCTTCCACCTCCGTATCATTCCATTTCAACCAGTCCTCAATCTCACTAACTTTATCACACATAATAAAGTTATGAATGAATCGGATTGGCGATTTACTGTTATAAGAGTTGCCATCCATGAAAAAATAATCCCATAAGTAACGGATATGAGATTCATAATTTTCATGTGGGACGAGAATCAACGTGTCTTTCTCATCCCCTCTATAACGTACCGTATAAGCAAGGTAGGCATTTTCTTTTTTCATCATTCCGACAATCATATTAAAAACGATATTCGCCATCTCTGCTCCTTTCTTCCTGTCCATAAAACAAGGAAACCTTTTGACCTGCCAAGGACAGGGCGGTTTACTCAACCGTGGCAACCCCTTTTTAAAAGGTTTCCCCGTATTTTCATGATACCTCTTTTCTGTCCGTCTGTCAAGTACTTTTGTCCGTCATACGCAAACTATTTATAAAGATCAATTCCCAATAACTCAACCGCCATATTTTTGCTGTCAAGATCGTCAAAGCGCAGATATGCTTTCCGGTACGCGTCAACTAGATTTTCAAACAAATAATCATAGTGTTCCAACATAACCGTGTTTTGGGTATGATCACCGTCCCGAAAAACCGCGACAAAATTACAAGACGGGTTATAGTTATGCGTAATATAGATGTACCCCTCTTCGTAATACTCATATACCCCATAACTTTTTCCGCTGTGTTCGATCGTAAACAGATACCGCGACCGTCCGGTCGGCTTCTGCACAAACACAGCATCGTCAATCAACATCTGATCACCCACGCTCATGCTCTGCATATAGTGACCACCGCGGAATGCTTTCAGAGCAGTATTTTCCCACATGGCTTTACTGGCACTGTCATTGTGAGTAAACTCACACACAAAACCACTTCCATGCATCATTTTGGTTTCTTTCTGATACCGCTTATGGATACCAAAAAATACAAAATAGGGATTGAGCAACGAAATATTATTAGATGCCATAACCAGTTTAAACCATCGGGACTGACTTCCGTTTCCACGGCTGATCGTCAATAACAACGATTGGAGTTTTTCGCTCTCTCCTTTTACGTACTGTCCACTCTCCATGGAAAACTCATCAAAAAACAAAAAGTAAATATCCCGAAAATAAGGAGATAATTTTTTCACGCTGTCCATCTTACTTCCAAAACTAAACGCGCATCCGAACGGCTCCCCGTCCAGAAAATACCGCACCACATTTCCATTCTTATCTAGATTTTTATAGGTAATCACACTACCCAATTTTGGATACATTTGCAACATATCCTCATACATCGCCGCCGCTCCCGTCATTTCCCCTTTTGTCCGAAAAATCCATCCGGTCTGCAAACCATATTCTTTGCACAATATACAACTCGCCGCGGCAAACGCACTGGTCTTTCCGGCACTACGGTTAGAACACGTAATTGCCACGCCTGCGAACTCCCCGTCCACGTCCGGCTCCGTAAACAACCGTATCGGGTTGTAATACTGAATTGGTTTTCCATCATCCGATACCGATTCAAATTTCACGCCATAATCTGCAAAAAGTTTTTCCCATTTGATATCATTCCAAAAAATCATTGTTTCACGTGAAACATTTTGTTTCACTTCCTCCTTTCTAGCATTTCCACAACCCGCGCACCGCGTCCCGCATAATCTATGTTAACCGCCAGTTCCCCGCCAGCAAAACCGCAGACAATCTCACGTTTATCGCACGATGATCGCACGTTTTGACTGCGGATGGACGGCGGTGAAAGGCAGAGATTCGCTGGGTATAAAAAAGAGTTACGCTGGAAAAACGTAACTCTTTTACACGTATGGAATTTATCTCACACAAGATATAGTAACAATCAACTACAGATAAACTAAATTCTCAAGTTACCGTCCACCAGTCGGTGCGCGTACCCAGTTCATGGTTACTTATTCCATAAATGGGTTAAACTTTTCGGTATCACCGAACTTATGAACGTTTAC